AGTTAATGTATCTAAGACAGATACCGTAACAATTAATAAGTTAAAAACAGAAAAGAAGCCTTTTCAAGTTTATGAAAAAGAAATGGAAGAAGATGTTGATTTGGATGATTCTGAAGAAAAAAAAGATGATTTTGACCCTTACGCAGGTGATAGTGTTGGAAATAATGACGGTCCATCTAATGATGATGGATTTAAGGGTGGAAATGATGGTGGAATGACGGAAGAAAAGAAAGATGGTCCAAATCCTTGGGCTATATGCCATACTCAAGTTGGCCCTAAAAAATCAAGAAAATGGGAAAGATGTGTTAGAGAGATAAAAAAACAATTGGGAGAAGGAAAAAATCCTGTATCTTTGTTTCTTGAAAATCAAATTATGAAAATTGTTGAAAGAAATTTACCACCAAGAATTACTAAAGGTGATTTAATAAAACACCTTAATGAAAGTGAAAATTTTGCTACAAAACATCTTCAAAGTTTTAATGGTACAAAAACAACAACCCCAAAAGTTAAGAGTGAAGTAGAAGAAAATAGTCCTTCAACTGCTCCAACAACAAAACCGGCTCCAACTAAACCTGGAACTAAAACACCACCAAAACCAAAACATCCTGGGAAAAACCCTAATCCTGGTGAAAATCCAGCACCAAAGGCTAAGAAAGAAGTTGATGAACAAAACCCATCACCTGCTCCAACAACAAAACCAGCTCCAACAAAGCCGGGAACTAAAACACCTACAAAACCAAGACCAAATCATCCTGGAAAAAATCCTAACCCTGGTGAAAATCCTTCACCAAAGGCTAAGAAAGTTTCACCTGAAAAGGCTAAAAATGAAGTAATTGACGTTATTATTAAAATGTTAGAAAAATAAAAAAAAATGGCAAAAAGATTAAAAGAACAAGTAGAATACGGGGATAGACCTGAAAGAATGGACCCTAATTTGGAAAGAAAATTAGGAGACCCTGAAGGTTTATATGCAAAGAATCCTGCAATGAAAAAAGGGTCTCAAGATGTTCAAAGATTGGTAAGCCAAAGATTTGGTAAAGTTGCTGATAAACTTAAAGAAGTTACAGGTAATAGAAATATTAGTTCTCAACAAGTTCAAGGAATGATTTATCAAGAAATGATGAGGAAACTTCCAAATATTATGAGAATCGAAAGTGCTCATAAAGAAGAACTTGAACAATTGGCTATTGACGCATCTTTAGAAGAAGGTGAAGTACCTGAAGGATGGTATCAAATTGATGCTAAATTGGGTATGCCGGATACTTCTAATTTTAGGTTTAATCCTGAAGAACCTGAAGATGATGAAGATGATGAAGAAGAAGGTGAAGAGGAACTTCAAATTCCTTCATTTGATGTTGAAGATTTAACAGATGAAGAACAATTAGAGTTAGAAAAACATAAAAGAAATATTATTAATGCGATTATTCAAGGAGCAGCAAAAAAAGGACATTATCTTTTCCAAAAGCCCGATGTAAAAGCAAGATTAGATGCTATTGACCCTTCTCTTTACAGAGATTATTTAGGAATTATGGCAATCAATGATTTCATGTATTTTACAATGGAACAAATGATTGAAATGATGAGTGAAACAGGTCAAGGTGTTGCTGGTAAAGTAGAATTAGGTGATTCAGACGATGAAGGAGAAGAAGGTGGAGAAGGCGGAGAAGAAACACCTGACACAAAAATTACAGCTACAGGAATGATTTTCCCAATATTATGTCACGAAATAATTAAAGGATTAGAAGAGGCAAAAGGAAGACACGGTCTTCCAACAGATTCTGAAATGAGACAAAAAGTTCAAGGACAAGTTGATACTTTAGCTAACGAACCAATGCAATTAAGAATAGGCCCTGAAATTGTAGAAAAACTTAGACACGCTCTACCAAACGCAATGTTTGATGAATCAAATAAAGGTCTAATAAACTGGTTCCATATCTTGTTATACCAAATACCAGCCCAAGAATTCTTGGAAATTATAGGAAACGCCATCTCTCAAGATGAATCTAAAGTAAGAAAGGCTACTTCAAAATTTGAAGAAATTATGAAAGAAGCTCAAAATATGAAAGGTGAATTTGAGGATTATAAAGAAGAAAATGATATCGATTCTGATGATTCTGACGAAAATGACGAAGATGATGAAGACGGATTAGATGATTTCTTAGGTAGTTTGGGGATATCAAGACCCAAATAATAATATGTGACTAAAGAACAATTAATTATAGAAGTTACGAAGTGTATGAGGAATACTCCTTATGCACTTCGTACTTATTTACAGACATTCGATAATACCGTATCCAAATACGTTCCATTAGATTTATTTCCTGACCAAATTACCTTAATCGAAGATTACGATAATTACAATGAAAATGTTGCCCTGAAATACAGACAGGCAGGAGTTTCTACGGTTACTGCCGCATGGGCATCAAAAAAACTTGCATTTGCAAAAAAAAGTAAGCCAGAAAAGATTCTAATTATTGCCAACAAATTGGATACTGCCGTGGAAATGGCAAACAAGGTTAGAGGATTTACCGAACAATGGCCAGCATGGGTTGGAATTGGATTCTCTCAAGAAAAAAATTCACAAAGACATTTCAAATTAAATAACGATTGTGAGGTTAAAGCCGTTGCGACATCAAAAGATGCCCTTCGTGGTTATACCCCAACCATATTGATATTTGATGAAGCGGCATATATTGAAGCAGATGGAGATTTCTGGGCTGCCTGTATGGCCTCACTATCTACGGGTGGTAAGGTTATTGTTGTATCTACACCAAACGGTTATGACCCAATTTACTATGAAATATACGACCAATCATTAAGAGGAATGAATGATTTCAAAATATCTGAAATGTATTGGTATAAAGACCCAAGATATACAAAAGATTTGTATATGGTCAAAACAAATGATTTAGTCCATTTTTTATTGAATAGGGATGAATATAATCTTAGTGATGTTGTTGTTGATTTATCAATAACTAATTCATACGATAGAGACCACGAATTAACTAAAGATTATATCGATAAAGGATATAAACCTTGTTCATCTTGGTTTGAGGGAATGGTTAAAAAATTAAAATTTGATAGGAGAAAAGTTGCTCAGGAATTGGAATGTAATTTCTTAGGTTCAGGAGATAACGTATTTGATTCTGATTTAATGCAGAACATTTCTAAAAATCAATTAAGAGACCCTCAGGCAAAATTAATGGGTGGTGGATTGTGGATATTTAAAGAACCTGAAAATGGACATAAGTACGTTATGGGTGTGGATGTCTCCAGAGGGGATTCTGAGGACTTTAGTTGTATTGAGATAATAGATTTCGATACAAGGGAGCAAGTCCTTGAATATGTCGGAAAAGTACCTCCAGACGTAACTGCGGAGATTGCATATAAGTGGGGAACAATGTATAAAGCGTATTGTGTTGTGGATTTAACAGGAGGAATGGGAGTTGCGACTGCAAGAAAAATGCAAGAATTAGGATATGAGGGTGGAATGTATGTAGATAATGTGGATACAAGTAATAAATGGAAATATGACCCAAAGTTAAATGAAAAAATTCCTGGAATTAATTTCAATAATAAAAGGGTTCAAATTATTGCTGCGTTAGAAGAAGCTGCAAGACATGGTTTTAAAATTTATTCTCACAGATTATATAATGAAATGAATACGTTCATTTATGTAAGTGGGCGACCTGACCATCAAAGAGGTCATCATGATGACTGTATTATGGGAATATCTATGGCGATTTATGTTGCAGAAAAATCATTCCAATCATTAGAAAAAGTTACCAATCATACCAAGGCAATGTTGAATTCATGGTCTACGGTGGTTAATGAAAACAAAAATACTTCAGAATACTTTAATCCAATGGTTCCTCAAATGGGTAGAGACCAAAATCTTCGAAATAATGGAGCGTCTAAAGCAGACTACCAAAAGTATGGATGGTTATTTGGCGCGTAATAACTATTTATATTATCAAGGTAATAAGTAAAATTGTATTATGAGTGAACAAAATATGACAGTTTGGCAACGACTGTCTAAAACTTTCGGGCCGAATTCTTTATTAAATCAAGACTATCCAACATTTAAGTTCGATAAGAAAGAATTACTACGCACAAAAAGTAGAGAAGAATACGAAAAAGAAAAACTACAAGCACAACAAACATTCTATTTAACGAATCAATGGGCAAAAGTTGAAAATAACTTATATTCCCAAGCGATTTATTATGAACCATCAAGATTATCTGCACAATATGACTATGAATCAATGGAGTATACTCCTGAGATTTCAGCTGCATTAGATATCTATGCCGAAGAATCTACAACAACAAATGAAGATGGATTTATTCTTCAAATTTACTCAGAATCAAAAAGGATTAAATCAGTATTAGCTGATTTATTTAACAATAGTTTAGACATTAATACCAATCTTCCAATGTGGACAAGAAACACATGCAAGTATGGAGATAACTTTATTTATTTAAAATTAGACCCTGAAAAAGGTATTATTGGTGTTCAACAATTACCAACAATTGAAATAGAACGTCATGAAGTTGGAGTTACCGCAAAAATATCGGTTAACCCTGAAAATCAACAAGATAAAAAAGCACTTCATTTTACTTGGAAGAATAAAAATATGGAGTTCCAATCATGGGAAATTGCTCACTTTAGATTATTAGGTGATGATAGAAAACTTCCTTATGGTACTTCTATGTTAGAGAAAGCCAGAAGAATTTGGAAACAATTATTACTATCGGAAGATGCGATGTTGATTTATCGTACATCAAGAGCTCCTGAGAGAAGAATGTTTAAAGTATTCGTAGGAAATATGAATGACGATGATGTTGAAGCATATGTTCAACGTGTTGCGAATAAATTTAAAAGAGAACAAGTTGTTGATAATAAAACAGGTAATGTTGATATGAGGTTTAACCAAATGGCTGTTGACCAAGATTACTTTATTCCTGTAAGAGACCCAGCAGCACCAGACCCAATTACAACATTACCAGGAGCAACTAACTTATCTGAAATTGCCGATATCGAATACATCCAAAAGAAACTTTTGACTGCACTTCGTGTACCAAAAGCATTCTTAGGATTTGAAGAAGTTGTTGGAGATGGTAAAAACTTAGCATTACAAGATATTAGATTCGCTCGTACAATTAATAGAATTCAAAAAAGTATGTTAGCAGAATTAAATAAAATTGCTATCGTACATTTATTTTTACTAGGATTTGAAGATGAACTTTCAAACTTTACTTTAGGTCTTACAAATCCATCAACTCAAGCAGATTTGTTGAAAATTGATGTATGGAAAGAAAAAGTTCTTCTTTATAAAGATTTGGTTTCCGACCCAGGAAATGGTATTCAAGCAACATCTTCAACATGGGCTAAAAAACATATATTTGGTTGGTCGGATGAAGAAGTTAGACTTGATTTACAACAACAAAGAATTGAAAGAGCTGTTGGTGAAGAATTAAAAGCGACTCCAACCGTTATTACAAGAACAGGTATATTTGATAATATTGATAAATTATATGGTAGTACTTCAGGCTCAACTGCAGGAGCAGGTGCGGCAACAACTGAAGGAGGAGGAGAGGAATTAGGGGCTCCACCGCCACCATCAGGAGGAGAAGAGGAAGGAGGATTAGGGGCACCACCACCTCCACCAACAGGAGAAGAAGGAGGAGCACCACCACCCCCACCAGGAGGTGAAGTGACACCTGAATCAAGAATGGATAATTTG